AAAAAGAAAAAAAGAAAACTGGAAGGAAAACAAAAAAAGAATTATTACATAAAAAAATTGGCTTGGCTGTGTCTAAAAAAACAGATGAAACTATGAAAAAGTTAGAACACGCTTTTACAATAGGTTGTACAGTGTCGGAGGCTTGTTGCTATGCTGGTATTACAGAACGGACTTATTATAATTGGAAAAAGGCTAACAATGAAGAATTTCAGTTATTAGAAGGTTATATGAATATGCCGTTTTATAGGGCTAGAGAAACTATATTCAGAACTCTGGATGATGATTCAAATGCTTATAAGTTTATGAGCAAAAAGAAAAGAGATGAATTCGGAGAATTGCCACCAAACTTTAATATCCAAAACAACGGAGAAAGTAAAAGCGTAATTGGTTTTAATATAATTGTGCCATCTGATCAAAATAATAAAAAAATTGAATGACAAAATTAGAATTGAGAAAATTTGAAACTGCTAAAAATATTTATCTAAATAATAAGCGAAAAGTAAATCAAATGTCTATTTCATCTCAATATATTTTAGAAGAACGATTAATGCGAAACAAAACAAGATTATCAATTTCAAACGATCTTGGAATATCTATCAAAAGAATAGATTTTATTTTATCAAAAGAATTAAATAATTTAACCCTAAACGTATGATAACATTTTTATTAATAGTAATTTTAATAATAGTAATAATAAGACTTTTAAGTTAAAAATATGAAAATACCAAAAATTAAGTTTGACGTTGTAAATCTATGGAAAATTATAAAAGGCGTTACATTTATTAGCTTTGATGTATTATACGACATCACACGATTCAAAAAACAAGACGTTTCAATAGATTATACTATAAGATTGACATTGATAAACTTCTCTTTTTTCATAAACATTAAAACTAAATAATGTCGGAAACTAACCAAAATGGACAAATAAATATACATCCAACAAATAAACAATTTATTTGTTGGCAAAAGTTACGGGACACTGTAACAAATTTTGTTTATTTTGGTGGTGGTGCTGGTGGAGGCAAGAGTTGGATCTTGTGCGAATGGCTATTAACAAATTGTTATATGTACCCTGGCACTCGTTGGTTTCTTGGAAGAAATGAATTAAAAAGATTAATGAGTACGACTTTTCTAACATTTTTAAGAGTTGTTTCTTATTATGAAATACCTAGATCAGACTTTAAATTAAATTCTAAATATAATTTCGTAGAGTTTATAAACGGATCAAGAATTGATTTACTAGATCTTAAATATATGCCATCTGATCCAGAGTTTGAACGTTTTGGGTCATTAGAGTTTACAGGGGGAGGAGTTGATGAATCTGGAGAAATAAAATCTAAATGTGTTGATATATTAAAAATAAGATGTGGACGTTGGAAAAATAAAGAATATAATTTAATAGTTAAAATTCTTTTTACTTTCAATCCTAACAAAGGATGGTTATTTAAAGATATTTATAAGAATTGGAAAGCTGGCTCTCTGCCAGTAAACGCTTGTTTAATTCAAGCTTTATACACTGACAATCCACATACAGCCGAAGAATATGGAAAAATGCTTTCAGAAATTAAAGATCGAGCAACAAAAGAGAGAATGATGTTCGGCAATTGGGAATATGACAATGACGACAATTCAATCTGTGATTATGAAAACATTATTGATCTATTCACAAACACCATAGAAGAAACTGAAAAAATATCTGATCGTTATATAATATGCGATCCCGCTCGTTTTGGAAAAGATACAACAACAATTTCTGTTTGGTTTGGATTAAATATGACAAGTCTTGAAATTTATGAGAAGAAATCAACAGATTTTACTCAACAAAGAATAAAAGAAATATCAAGAGAGAATCTTGTGCCTTATTCTCACATATTAATAGATGAAAACGGTGTCGGTGGAGGCGTTATTGATCAAATTAACGGTGCAAAAGGTTTTATTGGTAACAGTTCCCCTTTTGAACTAAAACAGCCCGACAATATCAATTTAAACGTTACAAAAAGTATAGCGAATTATAATTCTTTAAAGGATCAATGTTATTATGAATTAGCAGAAATGATTGATCAACATAAAATAGCAATAAAGATTAAAACTATATCTGAAACTGTAAAAGAAAATTTAATTTCTGAATTAGACATACAATTGAAAGCTGACGATATCGAAAAAGAAGGTAAATATAAAATAAGATCTAAAGACAAAGTTAAGGAATTTTTAGGACGTTCTCCAGATATTGCCGATAATATTATGATGAGAATTTATTTTGAACTTGCTAAAAGATTGAAAAACAATAATAAATCTTACACAATGAAAACGCCAAAAATGAGAGATCTTGTCATATAATAAAAAAAGATTTATAATATATGTAACGAATCCTAACCTTTATTTAATACAATAAAGCTGGATAGCAAAAAATTCTATTCCCGCCAGAATTTAATGTTATCTAGCTTTATTTTTTTAAGTGGGGGTAATTAACCAAAAAATTATGATAATTGAAAAATCACAAAAGAGATATATCGATATCAATGTAGAAAAAGAAGTCGAAAACATTAAACAAGAATTAATGGAACAAGACGACTATACTATTTGCGACCTTGAAATTAAAGAAGGTCAAAAATATAAAGAAAGAAGACTTACTGAGTGGGATGAAAACTATGCAAATTATAGAAATAAGCCATTTATGAATCGTCTTACTCAAAGACAAACAATTTCTTTTCCTTTAACAAAAACAACAGTAAAAACTATTTTATCAAGAATAGATGACTTCCCTCAAATAAAGTTTAGAAATAAAGACAACGATCACGTTAAAACTATTTACAAAAATTCTATTTGGGATTGGACAATGACAGAAAGTAAAATGACTATAAAAGATTTAACAGACAAAAAGCAAGTTGCTTTGTATGGTAGATCGTTTTACGAGGTAAACGTTGAAAATGGTTATCCTTTGATCGACGTTTGCGATCCTTACGATATATTGGTAGATCCTTTGACAGATCCTAACGATTTACAATCTGCTAGCTATATGTCAAAAGTAAATATATTTAGACCGTTAAAATCATTAAAAAAAGATCCTAGATTCAACAAACAAGCCGTTGATAAAATAGTCGAATATCTTACAAAAACATCAGAAGGAGCTATTGCAATGAAAACTTTTAACGAAGAATTTTCAAAAAAACAAGAGAGATTAAAAGAATTGGGATATGACAATACTTTATCTTATTTGACTGGAGAAACTATTGTACAATTAAAAGAACATTACAGAAAAGAATATTTAGACAATGGATTCTTTGAAATAAAATACTATGTATTATGTGAAAATCAAATTTTATACGAAGCACCATTAAGAAATATCTTATACAAAAAGCTTCCTATATTTATGAATGACTTTTATCCTTTCACTTCTTGGGGTGATGATATAGAAATGACTGACTTCTGGAGCGATGGAGCTTCTGACGTTGTTAGACCAATTCATAAAGCATTATCAATAAAAATTTCTCAAGATCTTGAAATGAGTATTATCAGAGGATTCGGAATGAATTTCTATGATAGTACTGCAAGCGACACATTTGATCCTCAATCATTTACACCACAGCCATTTGGATTTTATCCTTTACCAGGAAAACCAAACGATATTTTGAAAAGAGTTGATGTTGCTGACGTTCCTTTCGACACTGATTTGATGAATTATTTAAACACTCTTGCCGATGGAGCAACTGCAACAAGTTCTCAAATAAAAGGACAAGCAGAAAAAGGCATTGCAACACTTGGAGAGGTTGAAGTTATACAATCTAATTTAGAGGAGAGATTATCAACAATTTCTATATATTATAGAGATAATATGAAGCAATTGGGTAATTTATGGTCAATGATCGTTGATTATAATCCAGATTTAAACGATATCCCAGTAAGCAAAACAGTAAAAGATAGAGTTTATACTGAAAACGTAAATCCTGGAGAATTAAGTTCTGAAAAAGGATATTCAGTTGAAGTTGTTTCTGCTTTTGAACAAGAAAAAGACGCAATAACATCAATTCAAAGATTAACAGTTGCCAAAAAATTATTTGCTGGCAATTCAACTTTCGATAAGATTATAAAAAATAAGATGTTAGACATTTTAAATCTTACACAAGACGAAATGTCGCAGGTTATGGATGAAGATCAAAATATCAAAGATAATCCAGCAAGCGCTATGCCAGAAACTGGGGCAATGGAATCTGTGCAAGGTCTAGCAAAACAAATGCCAGAGTTACAAACACAAAAAACAGTAGCATAAAATAAAAAACATTGTTATAATATATGTGTAAATAATTAAAAAAAATATTATGTCATTATTAGACAAGATATTAGGAAAAAGAGGCATAACGGATATAACCGATATGACCCAGGAAGAACAGCAAACGTATGACACTTTCAAGCGCTTACTCGAACGCGAGATAACCGTTGAAACAATTGCTGAATTTGTGAAAGCTGAAAAAGAGAGGTCGATTAATGAGCTTTCAGAAAAGTATTACGAATTATCAAATGACGCTAGAATATTTTATTCTGCGCACATAAGAATTTGTAATAAGTTGGTAAAATATATTACTAACTTTAAAATCGAAAAAGAAGTCGCAATCAAAAATTTAAGTAAACTACATAATGTAGATTTAGAAGATTAATAATAAAAAATATATGTTAAACGAAAAAGATGTATTTAATAGTCCATTGGAAACCCCAGAGATTATTAAAAAACAAATTTTATCTGCTATGGAATACGGCATTGGTGGTCTTCCAGAAGACGCTATCGCGGTATTAAAGGCTAGATCTTTCTATATAATCCCATCTGTTTTAGCTCAATTTACTAGAACATCCGTTGAGGAAGTTATAGAAACACCAATAGAAGAAACTAAAGATCAAATAATTGAAAAATTAGTTGCTCTTGGACTTGTAGAGGGTGAACACTTTAAAAAGATAGATAAAAAAGCTTCTTTATTAGAACTTTTAGAAATGTCTAAAGGTCAAGAAGGAGAAGAAAACAATTAATAAACTTAATTTTGCCTAACTCTGTAAAAAGACTGGCGAAGAAAGGTATAAAAAAATGGACTTTAAAAAAGAAAATATCGTTGACGATCAAACTATTAACGCATTACTCGATGGAAAACAAGAAGAAGAATCAATTGACTCTGATTCTGACGAAGAAATCGAAGAAGCCAAAAATACTGATTTAGACGAAGAAGACGATCAAGAAGAAATAAAAGTTGAACAAAAACTAGTTGAAGAAATTCAACCAAAAAAAGAGCAACCAAAAAATTCAATTGATTGGGATAGTGAAGAAAATCCATACAAACAGAAAGCTGACAATTTAGAAACAAGATACTCTGATAGTTCTCGCGAAGCACAATTAATTTTGCAACGTGAAAAAGGATTAAAAGAGAGATTGGAAAAACTAAATTCTGCCGAAGTTACAGAAGACGATATAAAAGTAGAATATCCAAACATTGATTTGGAATTCGAAAGTGAAGCAACAAAGATTATTTTAAAAGATCAAGTTCGTGCTAGACGTGAACGACAAAAAGAGAAAGTTGAGTTAGAGAGATCTAGCGCAACAACTCAATTTAAAACACAAATGGAATTAATCAAAAAAGATGTTCCAGAAATAGCAACAAACGAAGAAGCTTTTTATAAATTTGTGATGGAAAAAGATCCTCAAGGCACTATAAAAGATTTATCAATTTTAGTAAGCCATTTCAAGGATGTTGTTCTATCAAAAAAAGAAATAAAAAATATTTCAAAAAATCCTACATTGTTAAAAAACAATGGCGGTAGAAATCTCAACACTGCCGAAAATAAGATTGATATCAATCAATTGGCTAAACTTAGACAAAATAATCCTTCTGAATACAGAAAACTTGTTTTGTCGGGTGCAATTAAAGACAGTGATGTTGATTTTTAATAATTAACATAACGCTAAAAATATGAGCGCTTACGCAACAAAATTAAACGAGGCTTTCGCAATGAAAGCTTTAAAACAATTTTACAACTCTGCCGTAGCTCCAAAAATTACTAATAACAACTACGAAGGTGAAGTAAAAGACAAGTCAACAAAATTAAATGTATTAACATTTAAAAAAGTTGCTCTTAAAGCTTACAGTGGTGCAAATATGACTGCTGATGATCTTGAAGAATCTAACTCAATATTGTTAACTAATCAATCAAGAGCTTTCTACTTTAAAGTGAAAACTACTGATAAATTAGCTTCTTTCATCAAGAACCCAGAAGGTACTGTTTTAGAACAAGTACTTAATGCTCACGTTGAAGAAGTTGACACATTTGTACTTGGTTTCTATGCTGACGCTGGAGCTGGAAGCAATTACGGAACTGATTACACAACTGGAACTGTTACTGTAGATGTAACAACTGGTGCTGTAACTGGATCTGGAACAACTTTCACATCTGGAATGGTTGGAAAATCTTTCAAGGCAACTGGTCATACAAAATGGTACAGAGTTAAATCTCAATCTTCTGCAACTGCAATAGTTATAGAAAACGATTCTGATGATGAAACTTCTGCATACGACGGTGGTGCAATTACTGCTGGAGCAACTTACACAATACAAGCTGTTTCTGCAATACAAACTACTGCCTCAACTATTTACGGACAATTTGTTAAAATGGGTAAAATGTTGGATAAGAATAAGATTCCTAAACTTGGAAGAACTGCAACAATTAATTCTGATATTTTAGAAGTATTGTTACAATCTGACAAATTAACTCAAGCTGTAGAATCTCAAGTTTCAACAACAATTACTAATGCAAAAATTGGTAGAGTTGCTGGATTCGATATCTACGTTTCAGAACAATGCGACGGAGATGGAGTTACTGGAGTACATTGTGTCTTTTCTCACCCTATCGGTATCACTTTCGCTGAATCTCTTACAGAGAATCAAGTTGAAAATGACATCATAGGAAATTTCGGAAAAGCTTACAAAGGTCTTTGGGTATACGGTGCTAAAGTTGCCGATGTAAACAGAGGAGCAATTGCTCACGCTTGGTTAAAATTATAATCTGAATTAAGATTTTTAATGGAGAGTATAGAAATATACTCTCCACCATAAAG